AGATCATCGATGAACTGGTCGAACGCCTGCTCGAACCCGCCCTCGATGAGCTGGTCCTTCATTTTCTTCGTCATGCGTTCGGCGGCACGACGAGCATGATCCTGCACGCTGACGGACTTGCTGTCCTTCATGGCCTGCATGATCTCGATGAGCTCCTGTTTGGAGGGCTGATACCCCATCTGCATGAGCTGCACGATGAGTTCGGGAGCGAGTTCGCCTGTGACCTGCTGCTCGATGCCGGGCTCGATGTCGGCGATGGGGGTGGGCTCGCAGCTCCAGGGCATGTCGCCGAGGGCGTCTCTGAGCCACGCTGCGGCGGCCCTGCACTTGTTGCTCGTGATGTGCATGAAGACCATCGTGGAGTTCTGGGACTTGAGTTTGGCCTCGACCTCGGGGTCGTACTCGCCACGCCTCTGGCGGAGGCTGGCAAGCATGCGTCTCTCTACCGTCTGCTCCTTGGCGTCCCTCGCGTCGGTCCAGCACTTGCGGATGTGCGCGGCGACGCCCTGGATGACGGGGAGCTGCTGGAGGTCGTTGGCCATGGCGATGGCCTGCGCCTCGCGTTCCTGCGCCATTAGGTCCGCCGGACCGACCACTTCGACGAGTCCACCGATCTTGGGCACCATGGACGACAACTGCCTCGGGTCGATGCCGGGGGCGTTCACGGCGGCGTTGATGTCGGACTGGTCCATGACCATGTCCCTGCTTCCGGGGAAGGCCGACGGCGTGTAGCCGTTGCCGTCCTCAATTAATATCTTTTCTTCGTTCGGTATCGGCATCGCCATCCTCCTTGCTGTAGTTGTAGAAGTCGCCGGTGAGTATCACTCCTCCGGCTCTTCGGCACGCTGGGCACAGCCACATGTGCATGGGTTCGCCGGGGAGGTCGTCCTCGGCGCTGGTCCATCTGGCGAGACATCTCAGACACGTCATTTCGACGATGAGGGTCTCGTCCTCGGGAATCTCAACGTTCTCAACCTGCTTGACCGTTTTCTTGCTAGACATACATATATCCCGAAGGTTGAATGACGGGGGACGGCCTCATGGCGCGTCCTCCGAAGAGCCCGCTCCTGTCCGTCTGAAGGCACAGGTACTGCAACGCGTCCGACAAGTCGGACCACGGGTGGGTCTTGTCGGGCTTGTCCTCGACCTCTCCGGTCTTTCGCATCCTGTATCTGTACTTACCTGCTAGCGCCAATATGAGGTCCTTGCATCCCTGTTTGTCGAACAATATGCTCGAGCGTCCGTCGACCACTCTCGTCAGGAACGCGTCCACGGCGGAGATGCGTGGCTGGATGGCGTTGGTCGTGGCCGTGACGACATCGAAGCCTTCGGCTCGAAGCACCTCGACCACCGTCCTTTCGTCCGTCTGCGCCCTGGTGTTGGCGGCGGGGTCGACCACGACTAGGTAGTTCATTCCCGGGAACCGGTTGAGCAGGGCGGGCTTGAGCCTTTCCCTTATGAACCTGAGGGCTCCCATGCCCTCGGCGCTTATGGACTCGAAGACGAGGAGCCGTCCCCAAGGGTCGACCTGTCCGATGACGGCGGCGGGGTGGAGCGCCACGTCCATGCCGATGGTGATGGGGTTGGCCGAGGTGGTTATGGGTTTAAGTTCTTCGGCGGCTATGTGCAGCTCCCTGCTGAAGCTCTTGAAGACGGGTTTGCCGGACAGGCTCTTGCCGAACTTGTTCCTGACGTACACGTCGATCCAGTCCTCGTCCTTGCCGAGGCATATGTTCTGGTAGTAGTTTGGCGGCAGGTACTGGAGCCAGTCGGCCTGGTCGGAGAGGGCGGACGGCTGGATGGTGACGCTGGTGTTCTCTGGCGGGTTGGTGAGGTAGCGTTCCCAGAACGTATCCTCGTCCGGCGGGTTGGTCATTCCCCATATGTGGGCGTTGGGGAGTCCGTCGTCGGTGACGCATCCGCCGATGGCGTTGCCCTTCATGTCCTTGCCCCACTCTTCGCGAGGAGGCACGAGTATCTTGTCCGGGTATCGTCCGAGACGTGCGGTGAGGGTTTTGAAGACTTCCTCCTCGATCTCGCGGAACTCGTCCATGATGGCGAAGCTAAGCTGCAGCGAGAGCAGTTTTCGGATGTCTTCCTTCTCGTCGAGTCCTCGGAACAGCACTTCGCACTCGACGTCGTCGAATTTCAATATGAAGCGGTTTTCGGTCTTCAAAAAGTGTCCTGCGACCCCGTCCGGGAACCATTTGAGGAAGTCGGGTATGGACGTGTCCCGGAGTTGTTCGCGAGTGTTTCGCACCCAGCAGCAGCGGGAATGGCGTATGCCGTCGGTGGACTTGGCCATGCGTTTGGCGTGGTATGCCAGTTTAAGGATGCCAGCTGACGTTTTGCCGCTTCCCACGGGTCCGACTATGAGCGATGTGAATTTCTCGCTTATGAAGAACGGCGTCAAGCTTTCGGGTGGTGTGTACTGCACGCTAGCCATTGGCTATCTCCACTTTGGCGTCGGGGGACCCGACGTTGATGACGACGGAGAAGCCCTGAGCCTGTCCGTTGGCTCCCGAAGCCGCCGCGTTTTTTGGCTCGAGGTCCGCGAGTCTGGACAGCGTCTTGAGCGCCTCCAGCCTGTTGGCCGGTCCGATGTCAGGACTTATGGCGTCCCTGAACACCCTTTCCATGACTTCTTCGGCCATGACCCCCGCTTTGAGCTTGAAGGTCTTGCCGCTCCTGTAGAGGTCGGCCTTCATCTGCTCGACCGCCATCATGAACGGCTTGTACTCCTTGAGCCGGGCCACGTCCTCGGGACTGAAGCCGTACCTTGGAGCGATCTCTTCGATCTCCTCGAGACCCGACGCGCAATCAAGAACAAACTTAGGGTCTATGGAGGTGAATTTCCGAGACCTGGACTCCAAGGCACGGTCATCAGCTTCGCGGTCCAAAGGCGAAGAGGGTAGGTATTCTTCACTCATGCAGACACTTCTCTAACAGTCGTCTCTTCCTTGAACGTCATGGGAGACACGCCAGTGGCCATGACTCCCACGTCCGTACGGGCCTTGTCCTTGAGCAACTCGCTGATCGCAAACCTCAAGGCCGAACTCCTCGACAAACCCCTGCGCTTGCAGAAGTAGTCCAAGTCAGCCAGGGCGTCCTTCTCAATGACGAAATTAACCCGAATCAACTCGCTCTTGTCCATCAAGACCTCCATTATATCAATGAACTCGTGGAGTAATTATACATCATATTGTGCCGATGTGTTGTCGTGTAATACAACACGTTCGCGTCCTTGCAATAAAAAAGCCCCGCGAAATCTATCAAAGTCGGGGCTTTTTTACAGCAACCACTACGGCGGCGCTTGGTGTTGGAGATAACCCTATGAAAGCAGAGTTACCGAAATATTACACCATGAAGAACTATTTGTCTATGCGAAACGTCATCTGCTTATCAAATGTATGAAAAATACAAACAACAAAATGTAACCAAGCTGCTTCAAACGGGTCATCACAATCTTCTCCTTCAGAAGCCTCGTCTCCTCCCTCCACCGGACCTCTTCAGGATCGTTCTTGTAAAACATGCTCATGGTCTCTTCGACGTCTTTCAAGTCTTTTTCTGAAAGCTTCGCGTCCCAAAAACTAAATCCCATAGGTACCTCCTTTTAAGGGTTGCGTCCTTACACAATTATACACAATAGGTAAAAATAGCCTTTAGCTTATGAGCGTGCATTATTGCTAGCTGCCCCCACCCCCTTTGGTCCCTCAGCCCCCCTAGCAAAGGCATGAGTGTAGGGCGATTGTCCTGCATTCATCAACTCTTTGGAGATACCACTATGGAATCTAAGAAAGTCTTTAAGGGCTTGAAGCCCGACAGCGCCACGCTGGCGCTGTTGTCCGACTTCAGGGCGGTCGTGATCCAGACCGTCCTGTCGTGCATGAGTCAGACCATCCTCGACCTCTCCGGAGGTAAGAATGAGGCGCACGCTGCGGCGTGCCTCATGACTTTTGCAAACAACAACTTCGAGTGTAGGTGCGCACTCGAAGCCAAGAACCCCTACTGGGGTATCGAATTTAAGAACACCAGCCAGCTGGTGTTCGAGAAGCGTAAGGACGCGACCATTGAGGACATTAAGGACGTCCTCATCGAGTTCCTGGATGCCAGGAACGCATGTGCTAAGCCTGCCAAAAAGCAGGCTGAAGCGTTGGATGCTGAAGGCGCCCTGAAGAGACTCCAGAAGCAAATTGACGCAATCGCCAAGCGCACGGACGATACGCTTTGCGTTGCGTTCCTGAGGGGCTTGGACGTGGAATCCTTGTGGAGCACGTACCAAGATAAGGCGAAAGCCAAGTAAATAATAATCCCCACATCCTTCCCCCGCCCCGAAAGGGGCGGGGGCTTTTTTTTGTCCTCGCACAGCCGGACGGTTTCGTCCCGCTGCGTCTCGCGCGTGATAGGTGAGGGCGCATGAGAACGAGGGCGCCGAGGGCGAAAACCCAAGGGTGAGTACTGAACACCTAGTGAACAGGGGGTGTTCAGTACTTTTTTGTTTAAAAAACAAAGAGTTGCAAAACTTTTGAACACCTGAACACCCAAAACGGGGTCTCCTGCCCAAAATTGCGATTTTTTGTTCTTGATACTTTTTAGAACGAAAAATCTCAAAATTTTTGGGAGACGCTTCCAAAAGGGTGTTCAGGTGTTCAGAAATCTTGTAACTCTTTGTTTTTATTATATTATTAGTATTATATATATTATTATATTATTAATAAATAAATATAATAAAAACAAGGGGTTACGCTCACTTTAGAACAAGTGAACACCCCCCTGAACACCCACCCCCTTGGGTGTTCAAAAACTACCCCTTTGTAATCCCAAAACCCCATTTTTGGGTAGACAAGATTTTTTGTCCGCCTGAAAGCGTGCTTTTGGGAACACAAAGATTTTTCACGCCATGTCTTGGAAGGACGTGGTTATTTTTTATTAAGGAGAAAAAAATGAAGTACGAAATCATCGACGCTATGGAAGCCAAGCTCGAACACGAGCACAGGTACGGCCTTTGGGCCGCCGGCAAATATCCGCCGGACGGAATCCGGCTTTGGAACACGGCAATCGCGTTTGCACGCGAGATGCCCTCCGATGCCACGCCCGGGATGTGGCGTGGATTCGCCGCCCGTATGGCGCTCAGGGGCGTGGACTACCGCGCCGTCCAACACCTTGTTCTTGATGTCGTTGAGGCCCATCGATGACCCGCCCTGAACCCGACAACGACAAGCTCACATCAGATTTTTTTAGGGAGGAAACTGCCTATGAAAAACAAAGTACTTAGGTACATATCTATATATAGGGACAGCCTGCGTTCTGTCTGGAGCAGGGGGTTTACCCCTTGTGAAGCCAAGATGTGTGTATTAGGCATCGTGGCTAAGGGTGTATGCACTAGTGTGCGCACTGTCGAAAAAAGCCTCCGTGCCTACGGGTTCGAGCATGATCTGTGGCACATGGAGGACATCATTGCCAACCTGTTGGAGGAGGACAAAGATGTATAAGTCATTATATTTTCATCCCTTCGGAGGCGAGGGGATGGTGATGTTCTCTTGGATGGACCCGTTTTATGGAACGGGTCTTTTTATTGGATATGAGAACGCCAATCACGATGGTTGGTGGGTCAACCTTTGTGTTGGCACCGACCAACCCATGTTCCATAAGTATACCTTTGACGAGATGTACGGGGATGAGCCATTTTACGATGGCTCGGAGTTGGACTGATGGATACTAAAAGTGGGAGGAAGTATGACCCCTGAGATGACCCCTGAGGAAAAGGACGCCATCATTATGGCGGTAAAGGACTACCCACCTGATGCGTGGGTTAGGACCGCCTTGCAAGAGAAAGCGCAGTCCCTGCGATACACGAGGGAAGACCTTGTGGGATATTGCAAGGCGAGCGAAGTCTACGGATGGAAGGAAGGGTTTTCCTTCGGGGTATTCATAGGCTTTGTGTTAGCAGGTATTTTGGCCGCCGTGATGGCGGTC